TATAACAATGACTTACACTGCGCCCAAACTGGTATGAGATACCTGCGAAAATATATATGCCTACTGTAAAAGTGGAGCCGACAACGGAGCACAAGGTGCCCTACGACCTGTCCGAGGAGAAAACCAAGACTCTTCTCGAAGAGATGGCTGTCGCCGGTAATACGGCGGAGCTGCAGGTGGAACTCGGTGCTGCCCTTGACGTCTCAGAAGCCGACGCTGCTCGAGAGAAAGAACTGCTAGAAGCAGTGGCTAAGGCTAAGAAGCCTTCCAACCTAAAAGAACCCAACACTGCCTTCGCTGCCGCAGCTTTCCTTCGTACCTATGGTCAACAACTGGCTATGGACGCTGCTGCTGCACGTGCCGCTATTACAAACAAGCTTATGGAGATAGCCAACTGCGGGGATACCCGCTACGAGCTTAAGGCTTTGGAACTCCTAGGTAAGCACAGTGACATTGGTATCTTTACCGAACGCAGTGAAATGACGATAAAGTATGATGATCCCGAAAAGCTTGAGAAAGAAATCAAGGAGCGGGTAAAACGCCTACTGAATGCGACCGTGGTGGATACTGTGCCGTTGGGGGATAACCTCGATGAGGAGCTTGGGCTGCTGGATGAGCTAGCAGAAACTGTGGAGCCGGACGAAGAGGAAGTACAGGAGATAGATGAGCTCGGTATTTGATAACATATCGCTGAGTGACATACCCAAGATACTTCCGATGCTCAATGCTGCAGAGCAGCAGAAGATATTGGCGGAGTTGCAGCACTTAGAGCAGCTTAAAACTCGCAAAGGGGCCCAAGACTATTTCATGCCATTCGTGAATGAGATGTGGCCTACGTTTATATCGGGTAGACACCATGCGATTATGGCTTCGGCGTTTGAACGAGTGGCTAATGGCGAGTGTAAGCGGCTTATTATTAATATGCCTCCTCGTCATACTAAGTCTGAGTTTGCTAGTTATCTTTTGCCTGCTTGGTTTCTGGGTAAATATCCCAACAAGAAGGTTATTCAGACGTCGCACACAGCAGAATTGGCGGTAGGCTTTGGTCGTAAGGTACGTAACCTCGTTGACCAAGAGGCGTATAAACAGATTTTTCCCGAGCTGAGCTTGCAGAGCGACTCAAAGGCGGCGGGACGATGGAATACGAGCAAGGGTGGCGATTACTTCGCTATCGGTGTTGGCGGTGCGGTAACTGGTAAAGGTGCTGACCTGCTTATTATTGATGACCCCCACTCGGAACAAGAAGCTGCTCTGGCGGAGATGAACCCAGAGGTCTACGACAAGACTTACGAGTGGTACACATCAGGTCCTCGTCAGCGTCTACAACCGGGTGGAGCTATCGTCGTTGTTATGACGCGGTGGTCGCTACGAGATTTGACCGCTAGGGTGCTGAAGTCATCGGCCCAGCGGGGCGGGGATGAATGGGAAGTAATTGAGTTCCCTGCCCTGATGCCCAGTGGTAGCCCCCTGTGGCCGGAGTTTTGGTCGAAAGAAGAACTGAGCTCGCTGAAGGAAGAACTGCCCAACGGTAAGTGGATGGCGCAGTACCAGCAGCAACCGACGTCAGAATCATCGGCTATCGTGAAGCGTGAGTGGTGGCAGGAGTGGGAAGAAGATGAGCCTCCGCCGGTGAACTTCATCCTGCAGTCATGGGATACGGCGTTCGAAAAAACTAATCGCTCGGACTACTCCGCCTGTACTACGTGGGGTGTGTTCTATAAGACTGGGCCCGACGGGACTCAGCAAGCGAATATTATATTGCTCAACGCGTACAGGGAGCGGATGGAGTTCCCCACGCTGAAGCAAACGGCAGTAGAACAATACAATGGATGGGAGCCAGATGCTCTCATTGTAGAGAAGAAGGCGTCGGGTTCGCCGCTGATCTACGAACTTAGGGCCATGGGTATACCGGTACAAGAGTATACGCCCACAAAAGGAAACGATAAGATCAGTAGACTTAATGCGGTGTCTGATCTGTTTGCTTCGGGGATGGTCTGGGCACCCAGCACACGTTGGGCAGAAGAAGTGATCGACGAGGTTGCGAGCTTCCCGGCGGGTGAACATGATGACTACGTGGACTCCGTGTCTCTAGCGATGATGCGGTTCCGTAAAGGTGGGTTTATACGGTTGCCTTCTGACGAAGAGGAAGAAGACCCTATGTTTAGAAGGCGCAGAGGCGGGTACTACTAATGGCTATTGAAAAAGGATTGTATGGGATGCCCGAGGGTATCGACGGGGAGCTGATGGGTGAAGAGATGGCCCCTGACGCTATGGTGGGAATTGACGTCGTTACTGAAGGCGACCTGCCGGTGATGGTAGAGCTTGAGGATGGCAGTGTTGAAATCACTCTGGGTGAGGAGATTGAAGAAATCGACGCCGCGCCCTTCGATGCAAACCTTGCCGAATATCTAGATGACGGCCAGCTACAAGAAATAGCTAGCGAGTTGTGTGAGGCCATCGACGGTGATGCGTCAGCCCGTCGTGAGTGGGCCGACAGCTACGTGCGAGGCTTGGATGTACTGGGCTTCAAGTACGAAGAGCGTACTGAGCCTTGGGAAAATGCGTGTGGCGTATATAGCAATATTTTGGCGGAGGCCGCTATCCGGTTCCAAGCTGAAGCTATGAGCGAGACGTTCCCCGCTGCTGGTCCTGTGAAAACTAAGATTCTTGGTGAACCTACTAAAGACAAAGAAGACGCAGCGCTACGGGTTAAGCAAGATATGAACTATGAGCTGACCGAGGTTATGGTAGAATACCGCCCGGAGCATGAGAGGCTCCTATATAGCCTTGGCTTAGCTGGTTCTGCGTTTAAGAAAGTGTACTTCGATCCTAACATTGGGCGTCAGGTAGCACTGTATATTCCCGCTGAAGATGTAATTGTCCCCTACGGCGCGTCAAATATTGAATCCGCCGAGCGTGTTACGCATGTAATGCGCAAGACAAAAAACGAGCTTATAAAGCTACAGGCCGCTGGGTTCTACCGTGAAGTAGACCTAGGCGATCCAGTGTCCTTCTTTACGGACATTGAAGAAGCGAAGGCTGAACAATCGGGAGTCTCTCTTACTTCAGACGACCGTTACACCATCCTTGAGGTCCATGCTGACCTGATTATTGACGGTATAGATGGAGCGGAAGAAGGAGATGCGCTAGTTGTCGCAAAGCCTTATGTAGTAACGCTTGAAAAAGGAACGGGTGAGGTGCTGGCGATACGCCGCAACTGGAACCCTGACGATTCTTTGACGCTAAAGCGTCAACATTTTGTACATTATGCGTATGTACCCGGATTTGGATTTTATGGACTCGGCCTCATTCATATTATTGGCGGTTACGCTAAAGCTGGTACTAGTATTATCCGCCAGCTCGTGGACGCTGGAAGCCTATCCAATCTCCCCGGTGGTCTCAAATCTAGGGGATTACGAGTTAAGGGCGACGACACACCGATTGGTCCGGGTGAATTCCGTGATGTAGATGTGCCTTCTGGCAGCATCCGCGATAACATCATGCCCCTGCCTTACAAGGAACCTTCTCAGACGTTGCTAGCATTATTGCAGCAGATCACCGAAGAAGGCCGACGTTTAGGCGCGATATCAGACATGAACATATCCGACATGAGTGCTAACGCACCTGTTGGAACAACACTTGCTCTACTAGAGCGTACCCTAAAGCCAATGGCTGCGGTGCAATCCCGCGTCCACTACTCAATGAAGCAGGAGTTCAAGCTCCTCAGAAAGATCATTGCTGAGTACGCACCGGAAGAGTATCTGTACGTGCCTGACCGTGGTGAACCTCGTGCGCGACGCGCCGACTACGCTATGGTGGAAGTAATTCCTGTCAGCGATCCTAATAGCAGCACGATGGCCCAACGAGTGGTCCAGTACCAAACCGTGTTGCAAATGGCACAGGCCACCCCACAAATCTACGACCTCCCTCAGCTTCATCGCCAGATGATCGAGGTCTTGGGTATCAAGAACGCCGACAAGCTTGTACCGACCAAGGATGACATCAAGCCTACTGATCCAGTAAGCGAGAACATGAACTCCCTAGTTGGCAAGCCGATAAAAGCATTTATTTATCAAGACCATGCGGCGCACATTGCTACTCACCAAGCGTTTATGCAAGACCCCTCCATTATGGCGTTTATTGGGCAGAACCCAGCGGCGCAGCAGATTATGGCGGCTTTAAGTGCCCACATCGCTGAGCACGTGGCTTTCCAGTATCGACAGCAGATGGAAGACAAGTTGGGCGTACCTTTACCCGCGCCAAACGAAGAGCTACCAGAAGAGATGGAAGTGCAGCTCGCTCGCCTACTGGCAGACGCGGGCAAGCAGGTCACTCAAGAGAACCAAGCC